CTTTCTGCATCTGTATTAGTTATTTGAAATAAACCTCCTGCGCTTTGAGCTTCCATTTTGTTTATGATTGCCAATCCTTCTTTATAAAGATTGTGATCTGTCCAGTGTTTATCTCCAATATTATAAGAATTTGCCATTTCTATAACTTTTGCTTTTGTAGTGCCAGTAAGTCTTGTATCTTTTTTTAAATCATCCATATTTAACATTCCAAGTCTTGCATCTTCTTCATACAACTGCTTTACTCCAGGCATATCATCATCTGCATTATATCTGTTAAAAAATGTTTCTTCTAAAGTTTCAGCCATTTTTAAAGCATCTTCTGTAGGATATTTAGCTTTGAAATCAGATATAGCTTTTGTAATATCTTTTTCTAATCCAGAGCTATCTGCATCACTTGCCAATCTTTCTAATCCTATGATTTGTTTTAAAATTGTTGATTGATCTTTAAATGCCTGTAAATTTATATATTTTTTATCTCCTTCAAATAATTTATTTACTCTATCTGTTTCATTATGAAATATTGTAAATAGTTCTTTTGCAAGTTTATCTCTGTCATCATCATTTAATATTTCACTAATTCTTGTAGATCCAACACCAATCACTTGTCCTTCAGCTTCTAGCGCATTAAAGAAGTCTTTTGTAATGTATGTGCCACCTCTTACTTCTTCTATAGCCTTGACCAAAGCAACATGATTACCTTTGTATTGTTTGAATACTTCTTCTAAATATATTTTTTGAAAAGTGTTTCTTGCATAATCAATATCTTTAGAAAGTTCTTTAGAATTTTTTATACCTAATCTAGTATCATCTGCTCCTATTGATATATTTCCTGCAATAAAAGCTTCTTTAGGCCCAAGGTTAAGATAATCGCCTGTCATATTATTTACAAAGATACCTGCTTTTGCCAGGCCTTCTTCTCCTTTAGCTGCCATTTTTATAATATTTGCAGCATGACCAGAATTAACATAGCCTTGAAAGGTTACAGTTTCTATATCGTTCTTTGTACTTGACCAATTTGTATAAACTGATTTTGCATAAGTTATTGAAGATTGTTCAAAGTCATATTGAAAATAATTAAATAGTTGAGGATTTTTTTCTCTCAAACTTTCTAATAATCCATCTGATATATCTTTAGCTTGTTTATTGAAACCTGCTATATCTGCTCTGTTGCTTGTATAAGCATCATATAATTTTTGTTCAAACAAAGATTTGATTTGTAATTTAGCTGCAGCTTGAGCTGATTTGTAATATGCTTTTGCTCTTGGAGTTGATCCCATCTCTGGAGCTTCCATAAAGCTAATAGATGTATTACCAAAATCATCTTCTTCTACTTTGTATGCTTTAAATTTTTCTCCTTCTGTAGCTCCTTCAATAGCAGCTTGTTTGCCCATCTCTTTAAAACCTATGGCAGAAATTTGATCTAATTTTTGTGAAAGATTTAATAAACCCCTTCTAGTTTCTGTTATGTCAGATCTAGTAACAGAAGGTAAGGATCTTAATCTTACTCCTAGTGGTCTATATTGTATCTTTCTTGTTGCCATATTATCCTGTCATTTGGTTGTATTGATATATTCCTGTTCCTAGTGTTGCTACAGCATTCGCATAACCTAAAGTTTTTGCTGTTTTACCTGCAGATCTATCTATTCTCGCCTGGTAAAAACCCATCTCTTTTGCAATACGTGCATTAGTTTGAGCAATATTATATTCAGCAATACCCTGTGATTGCATTTTTATACTTACTCCTAATTTGCTTCCAGAAAAAGGATCTATGTTTCCTTTACCTGCAAAGGCATTACCATAAGCCATTTGTGCAATCATGTTGTCTAAAACTTTGTTACCATCTTCTTTTGCCTGGACAGCAGATACTCTGCCTTTTAATTCTTCCTGTTTTGCTTTTGCTTTATAACCAAGCTCTGTTGCTTGGGCAGCTCTGTATTGTAATACTGCTGATCCTACTGAAGCTGCTACTGCTGCAAATTGTGCCATAGTTTTCTCCTTATATGCTTACCTTGTATTCTACACCTAGTAGAGTAAAAAACAGAGGCTTTGTTTGTGTTATAGTTAATGTGCTGTCAGTTGTAAATCCAGATAATGGCTGCACTGTTTTTAGTCCTGTAAAAAACTCAATGCCAGTTCCTAGACTTAAACTTTCTAAATTTCTAAATGGTACTTCTTCTGTATCTACTTTTATACTTTGTGTACTATTTAAAATTAAATTTACTTCTGTAATTCTTTTTAGAAAACCTTGTACATTTCCATTTGGCAGCCTGGTTTCTACAGGCAGTGTAACTATTGTAGGAGTATATGGAATTCCAACTTCAATATATTCTGTTGGAGTTTTGTCTATTGTTATTCCACCAGAGCTTACTGTTGTTTGTGCAAGGGCCAGATCATCTCTTACAACATCAACTGTTTTTCCTTCCAGATAATTTAATCCAGATACACTTGTAGATCCTGGAAGTGTACCACCAAAAAATTGTGTAGCTGCATCTGTAGTAAAATCATCATCAAATTTTTCTAAATGATATACTGTTTGAGAATTTATTGTTCTTTGTACAACACAATAAACTTCATCAAAATCTGTTGTTACATTTTTAAATAATCCATCTGTCAGCCATTTAGAAGGAGATACAACTTGTTGGTATCGTAAAAAAGAATAGCAAGCTATTGATCCATCATTGTTCACTAAAATAATTCTATTTGTGCTTGAAGTGCTTATTTGACTTTTATGTGTCATATCCACTGGATTGTTTATTAAATGAGATGAAAACAAAGAGAAGTTATTAGATCTGTAATTTACATCACTATCTGTAAAAACAAATTCTATAAGTTGATTACCTTGTCTTTGAACAAAGTAAGTTGCATTGTCAGCAACAATAGGTTTTATTTGTTTTGATCCTGTTCTTGTAGTTACTTTAAAAATTATATTGTTTGGTTCAATAGGATCTAAACTTCCTTGAGGTACAAAGAATTCTCCACCAGAAGTAAATACTAATAAATCTCTATTTGATATTATTCCATGGATTGCGTTCACTTGATCTGTATCTAAAGTTGCTTCAACACTTTCATCTGCAAGCTGCTGTCCTGGATTAAAATTAAAAAATTGTCCAACCTGTGATCCCCAAACTGTAGAGGGCCTACTTTTAGATCCACCAAAAAACAGCCTTCCTTCGTGAAATGTACAGCTCCTTGGAAATCCACGTGCCACACTCCATACTAATTCATAACCATTCTCAAGCTCCCAATCTCCATTTGCAATAGCATTTGTGTTAGCAAAAGGTATTTCAACAAAAGCTTCTACTTTTGTGCTGCTTACAAATTTTACAACTCTTGCTCTGCCAATACCATTTTCTGCATTGATGTACTGGTGTACATAACTTGATGATGCAACACTTGAGCTAAATGTAATTTCAATAGTTCCTTCAATAGCAGAAGGTGTAATTGTTCCTGCAGGATTTGAAGTTGCTAGTGAGTATGGATAGTAAGGTACAAAATCAAAAGTTATATTTGATACTGTCCAGGATGTATGAGAAGCTCCTCTAGTTATTTTTACAGGGTTCATATCTTCATGGCAGATAATCAATGTATCTGCAGATTGTGCAAAGTATAATGTTGCAAGTTTTGCAGAGTTTATTCCTGTTGAAGATAGATCTAAATAATCATTACCAGAAGAATTTATATTTGTTTGTAAAGTTCCTTGTTTGTAAATGTATAGTCTATCTGAAACAAATAAAAAAACGTACTGTTGAGTTGTAGAAAATTCAAAAGATACTAATCTTGTTCCATTTTGAGGAGAAGCTCCAGAAGGTATTGTACCTATGTACATAAGGCCTGGCCTTCTTTCTACTCCACCTTGAGGCATACATACAACATTTGTCAAAGTTTGAGCTGCAGCTCTGTACTGTTCAAGATCAATCCTAGCTCTCAACAAGGGATCAAATTCTCCTGCAGTAAAGTTTGTTTGTATTCTTACTATATTTTCGTTATCTGCCATTATCGTATATTAGTTAGTACATAATCCTCAATAACATTTGGAGGCTGTCCTTGAGCATCTATTTGGGTTGCAGTTCTAAAATAACCACCTCTGCCTTGATCTGAAGGATTACCCAGAGCATGAGTTTTCCAATAATCAGATTTAGTTGTTTGATCTGTTATTGGCTCTGCTAGATGCCAAGCTAACTGATATACTAATAACGTAACAAAATAAGTTGGCATATTTCCTTCTGCTACATCATAGACATAATCTATATAAACTTCTGTAGAGTTCGTTACTAATTTATTTTCGTAAATTTCAAAATTTAATTCTTTAGGAGCATTTGATTGTCCAGAAAAGAATACTGCAACTGGTAAAGTTGATACAGCATCTGAAGGTAAAGTAAATTGATTATCCCATTCATTTACTGGTGTAGCTGTATCTTTTTGCAGCTCTTGTTTTTTCAAAGCAAACTTCCAAGGGTACATTGATAATGTATGCTTTTTTACAAAGTCATACATATTGTTTGCAATTCCTGCAGCCTTTGATCCATCTGTAAATGAAGTTATAGTATTTGCGCCTAATAGAGTTAATGCGTTATTCGCTATAGTTACTTTTGTATCGCCTGCTGCCATAGTTCTTTTTACCTTATAATAAAAAAAAAGAGTAGGGGGAAATTTCTTTCCCCCAAACTCATCTGATTGTATTAGTCGTTGTCAGCAGCAGAAACAGCAGTGCCATCTCCAATGTCAACAACAGTGCCAGTATTGCTAGTTACTGGATGTAAAGAGTATGTTCTTGTACCTCCAGTGCTTGCATGAACATATATCAGATCTCCAACTTTCAAGACATCTGCAGCACTATTAAAGTACCCTTCGCCATCTATTACAGTTTTCGCATCTGTAGATGTATAGCTCCATAGTTGAGGAGCTTGACCTGCTTTTGACTGTCCACCGATAGGTTGTAGTCCTTTTTGATC